AGCTGTATCGAAATCGACATACCATATCCCAGCTATGTCGCATTTGTCCAATATGTACAACCATAGGGCTTTGTACTCAGCAGGTAGTTTTCTAAACCAAGGCCTATCCCACTTTTCTGTATCTGTGTGCCTTTTTGACATATATTATTTTTCCACCCAATCCGGACCCTTTGCTAAGGTCTCTGAAACCTCTAATGACTCCTGATCTTTATCAATCGCGTAATCAGTAATATCATTCTTGATTTTACCCTCATAGGTTTCTTGAACTACAAGCCAGTATGTAGACCTGCCTAATGCGTCCTGACACAACTGATCAAAGAATGGTGAGTCTGTATCAACCCCGATAGGAAAGATCAAGCCTGTAGCTGCTAGGAGGTTAGTAACCTTCCAAAGAGAAGCCTCTATCATATAAGTAACTTCATACAAAGATTGACCTATAAAATCTCCCTCAAGGATCTCTGCTATCCAAGTTATTTGAGGTGTTCCCTTAGTCCTAGCGTGTCCATGCTCATACTTCTTTATCATTACTTTGTACGTTCCCGTTGGTACTGGTTCCCGACTGCTTGGTGCTGGTAACTTTGGCATCTGTAGTTCCTTTCTGTGAATAATCATAGTCGTTTATTTTCTTGAATAATTTGGGTAAATCTGCTACCTCTCCAGAGGGATCAAGGCCTTTTAACTGACATTTGACAATATACTGCCTTTCCGGAGTAATTCTTAACCATCTTGTTTCTGTCTTATCGTGCTTTTCAAGTCTAGCCACAATATCAACAAGACCGCAGACCTTCTTACAGCTTGTCGCACCAACTAGAGGCCCTGTTTTCGTAATAGTAACGCCATTGTCCTGTTGGATCTCATACGGATATTCCCAAGCATTGAATACAACGTTGATTCCAAGCTCCCTTAGATCGCGCCACTCATGAATCCAAGCAAGCAGTTTGTAGGAAGCATCCCCATATTCCCTGATTTCTGGAAGGTTCTTCCCATGAAGTACAACATAGTGCATTCTCAACTGATCAAGAAGCTCACTCACATTATCAAGCACAACATTCTTGACCTTTAGCGTACCGGTTCTGACTTCCTTGTAGATTGTTGTCATAGCAGTCTCAATATCCATGCCATTACCAACAGCCCTTCGCACATCAAAGTTGATATGCCCTGTACCGAGCAGAGGACCCTCACCAGCCTCCGTATTGACAATAAGGGTATCATCTACTGGCAAAGTGGCTCCAAGTGTCGTCTTGCCTATCCCAGGATCACTATAGACGAACATGGCAATGCCTCTGTCAAGCTTATCCGGGTATTTACTGATATACTTTTCATATTCTTTCATTACATTTTCCCCGCTCTGAACCATTTAGTATTTTCCTTGATATGCTCACCAAGGATTTTAGTTAATTCTTGAATAGCGTCACGACAGCCATCAACATCAGATTTAGTGGCTATTTTTTCTTCAACTTCCTCTTCAACTATCTCTGAAACCGAGACTGATGGTGTTTCGACCTCTACTTTTGCCTCATTTAGAGGTACTGCTGGCGGTGGGTTGCTTAGTGTTGTCTCTTCTGACATTTTTTGCCCCTTTCTTTGGGTTTATTTCACTTTGCTTGAAAAATAGCTCAATCGTTAACGGATCGGGCTCTTTGTAGAAACAGATCGGCATATACGGACAGGCCGAATTAAAGTTCCAGCAGTTATCAGGATTCCTTGACCATTCTTCAACCGGAACACCTTTTCTCGTACGACACTTACGCTTTAAGTCCTTTACCGTAGTTCTCAAATCCTCCTCAAATAGATCTAGGGTTTCTTTCGATCGGTAGGAATAATGCCTTTTGTAGTAAAAGATCGGTCTGTCCTTATAATCAGCCAAGATCCTCTTGCCAAACTGCTCTTTGCTCTCTCTAACATGCCTTCTCAACATTGGTTTCTTCACAAAATCAAAAATTACACCCTCAACCGGATGGCCAAACTTCCTAGCAGCATAAGTGTAGGTAGAACATTGGGGAGAAGTCTCGCAACGTTTCTCAAACTGACTGAAACTCATTCCGGTTGTCTTTAATTCTCTCACCCACATCTTTCCGTCAACCATTACAAGTCCATCTAAACGCAAGACAAGATCAACGCCACGATCAAACTTTATCTTTAGAGCTAGCTCCGGAATGATCTTAGAAAACAAGGACAAGTCTTTAGGATAATACAACCACATCCCTAGAGCGGTGTACTTCATAATCAGTAAATCTTCTGCCATATCTGGCGGAGCTTTTGCAATTTCTTCATCAGCCGTATTTGTGATATACCCGGTAACTTCATTCTCGCTAAAGCCATTGTAATACATATCAAAAGCTTCATGGACAATAGAGCCAAGAGTTAAAGCGGATGACTTCTTGTATGGCGTAAGGCCTTTAATATATCTCCACTGATATTTCTTAGGACAGGACCGGTAGATATTTATTGAGTTGTTTGAGATTTCAAGAATGACGAGCTCCTTTCGTAAGGTTGCCTAGACTATACTTAAATGTTTCTTCTCGGGGGGGCTATACGCAAAAATACCCCATGTGCGCCCAGAGATGGAGTGACGAAGGTCACTTGATTCCATACATATGGCATGGGGTATAAATAAAAAATCCCTCGTTTTCCTGAGCGCATAAAATTTTATTAACATTGAGCCTCCCTAATAAGATAGATAAATTATAGGGAAATATTATGGCATGTCAATAGAAATTACTTCTGTATTCAGATATTTTTTCTAATATTTGTTTTCTTTTTCTAATAATAAGATCATTCTTATCCGGATCATCACCCTTATCCAAGACACGTTTCATTATTTGAGAATAGCGTTCAAACCTTTTCTCTAGTCTCCTCATTTTATTTGCCTTGAGCTTGATCCTCTTCCTATCGACGAGAGACTTGTCCTTGACTGCTATATTCATCTGTCTTTCAAGTTTATCTTTCTCCTCATAATAGAACCGGACATCTCTGGAAGCTCCAAACCTTGGATCACTGTGATAAGCATCAAGAAGATTTTTTACGCCCTTCTTTCCAGTAAAGAACCGCGCACCAGTACCGCCATATCCCTCAAGAATAGTGTCTAGTTGTATCGGAGAGACATCTACTCCTCCAATCACATTAGACGCTGTACCTCCAAGCCATCCCCGAACACCTTCTTTCTTCCTGAACTTTTCAGCCCAGTAGATAGCTTTTGGAGATGTTGTTAAGAATTTCCTATCTTCTGGTGGAAGCAAGCGCATGTAATCAGGCTGTAGATCACTAAGCTTTGGCCACATTCTCTTATTGAAGAAAAGCCCTATCGGAACCTTGGCTGCTTGTGGGATCGCAGAGATAACCATCGTCTCTATATCCGTTACGTTTATCTGATCAGGAATGGCAGAGGTTAATGCTGATATATATTCCTCTCTAGTATAGTTAGCGTCGAGAAGGTGATCCTCCATAACCATATTAAAGATTGTCGCAGGAATAATAAGCTCATTAGGTACCGGAACTCTAATAAAGGTCTTTCCGTCAGGCTTTGGGAACCATATATAGTTTACCTTCTCCCGGATCGGTATGTTTTTATACTTTTTCTTCTGCTCCTCTGAACCTTGTGTCGCAGTATATAGCGCAGCTCCTGATGCACCCATCATCATTATCGCTAGAACGAAAAGACCTCTTGTCCTTGTTTCCGGAGTAGCTAAAGTCCTCCCAGCTTGAGTAAGCACCTGGATTGTAGCCGGGAAATATGGAAGTGATCTCACCCACGTTTTCGCAACCTCTGACCGCCCAAGTCTTCCCCTGTGATGAAACGGAACACTAACACGCCCGGCCATTTCAAGAGCAACGAGAGCTCCCCTTCCTTGAGTTCTAGCGCGAACATACTCCGACATCCTCGTAAGAAGCTCAGTCATTCTAACTGGAGTGGACAAGAAGTCTCCAACGTTTCCAGCAGTATTTTCTAGCATATCAATAAACCATTCAAGTCCTTCTTTCTCTGTATTCAGGTAGTTGTAGGATTCTCTCGCCTCCATGTACTGAAGTGAAAGAAACGTATGCGATCCTCTTGCAAAAATAAAATACTCTCTAGCAAATTGAGCAGGAGCAGAATCTGTGTTAGAAAGATAGGATATAATGCTATTGATCGGGGAGAGGATAGGCTTATAGTTCGTTTGCGTATTGTACCCGGCAGAAAACTGATCTATCCCTAAGTTCTTAGCAGCAAATTGCCAGTTAAACGCAGTAGTTCCTTTGGTAAAGAGGTTTGTAAAAGAAAGTAGAATCCTCGAAATCTTTGAAACATTCATAGGAGTTAGAGCTTCATCCAAGAACGTAATGAAATCCTGATGGGCAACAACTGGATACCTTTTATAATTCTGACGGAGCATAAGAATATTTGGATCCTTCTCTTGAGGATACTCAAACGTCTTTGTGTGAGAGTTATATTTTCTCTCTAATTGAATAGGCTGGAACAGTTTTGGATAAGCCTTGATAACATTATGCAGTTTGTTATATGTCATTTGCTTCCAAGACTTCTTGAAAGTATCATAGTGGTCTTGAATAGAACTCTGAAACGGTCCGGTGATATCTTGCATTCCACCGACACGCCTGAACGTTGACTTAATTTTCCTTGATGCTTTCGTAGCAAACCTCTGAAATGCGGACTCACCTATGACTTCATTCTCAATCTGCCGGAACGTCGTGGCATACCCTTCGTTCTTTAGCCCTCGCGCATACGTCTTATCATTTATTAGCTGAACAAGAGGGTGGTGTTTCATATCCCAGTCAGCCCTCTTTAATTTATCAAACATTTCTGCCTGCTTAACATACATAGGCGCGGCAGTTGTGTAGGCCTGCTGTGCTACTTCACGATCAATATTATTATTTTCCAAATATTCTTTGTGCCACGCAAGATCATCAAGAACTTCAAGGTAAGGCTCGATCTCTTTCTGAAATGCCGTCTTTGTCATCACTCCAAGCTCAACTTGTTTCTGAAGAGCATCAATGATCGCAGTAGCTTCAATAGCCTCAACTTCCAGTGCATCCATCCTTTGATAACCAAAATGAGAGAGCCTTGCTACAAGAAATCCGTCAAAGTGTCTATGATCTTCAATCATATCCGAGAGGGTCTTCCAGTTAAATGGATATAACTCAACAGGATTCCCGTCCGGACCAATGGTTATAAAGGACTGGACTCCAAGAGCAGTCTGGAAGTTCTCTAATATCTTGCTGTTTACTGGCGTTAACCCTCCCAGTTTAAGGTCTTGCAGCTTACTGAACATATCTTTTACTAATCTTCTGGTAAACCCAAGATTCCCTACATTATGCTGAAGTATGTGCGGCAACAATCTATACCCTCTTAAGAACACCGAAGGATCTTTCTCTGTTCCCTGAACCCCTGCGCCTCTTCCAACCTTCTCCATGAAACTTATGTCATCAGATATCTCCTGCACAGACATCTCTAATGGAGTTAAGAACTTTTCTCCGGCCTGTTTTCTTATCTCAGTGATCCTTGACAGTATTTTATTCATAGGAGATAGTGCCTGATACCTACCAAGAACACTCTTTGCATCATAGATGAAATCAATGATCTTAGGATTGTACAGCTTGCCTTCAGCAGACATGATCTCTTTCCACATCTTCGGGAACTTCTCAGCCGTCTCTGTTGGATAAGCAATAGCGTGGCTAACAAAGACAGCATACCCTTCATCAATCTTCTTTAATAGCTTGTGATCCTTCTTCCCTCCGGGATAGAACTCAGTATAAATCTTCGTGAACTCCTTGCGGATCGGCAATGTCTTTGGATCATACTTCGGGTTTCCGTTAGAGGTAACCCCTATTGGAGTGGATAGAGGAACAAGAACCTTGGCTTTAAGGTCTATCGCATGAGCCATTTCGTGAGTAGCTGAATAAATATCATTGAGAGCAGTAATAAAAACGTTTCCGGTATCAGTATAAAGAACACCCTTTGCCCCCTTTGGCGTGTACCCCTCACCATAGAGCTCGTCCATATGTCGTTTGATAAGATCAGCAACAGCCTCGGATAACTTAAATGGTTCGGCCTGCATCTCAACAGCCATCACAATCTCAGCGCTGTCTATCTTTCCAACACCTTTCTTTCCTCCCGGTGATGCAAAGTATGACTTGAGCTTTCCCTTAATCTTCCCGCGCACAGGCTTTGGAACACCGGAAATAACAACATAGGTAATACCATCAATGACTTCTTCATCGATCTGAACATCATCTAACTGCTGTTGTAAAGCACTCTGTATATCTGTAGCATTTATATTCTTTATATCAACGGCAGGTTGTCCGCTCGCCTTTTTTTCAACAAAAGGTTTAGCCTTTGTGCCTTTCTTTAATCTATGAGGCATAGCTATCTTAACGTCCATCTTGATCTTATAGACAGCCCTCGTTTCACCTCTTTCTATTATGACGTTAGCCGCAGCCCTCTGCTTATTAGCTTTGTCTTGCTCTGCTAACTTTACTTTCTTCTCAGCCTCAACATCAACGGTCGTTTCCTCAACTGCAGGGATCACGCCCTTAGATCTCAAGAAATCACCGGGCCTAGCTACATACTCTTTCAACTCAGAAACGAATAAGATATCATCATTAGGATAGAACTCTTTGACAACACCCTCAAGCGTTCTGCCATTCCCTATCATGAAGAAAGCTTTGTCACCAATCTTTAACTCTCTATGTGCAGAAATTATCCTCTGCTTACCCTTATCCCTGATAGCCTCAAGGTTACCTATATGATCCTCTGCCTCCTTGATCCACCGATCAGCCTGCTCTCTAGTCATCTTACCTTCTAGGAGAGACCTCTCTGCAAAATCAATCCGGTGCTTCTCTTCTTTGATAGCCTCATTAAGATTATTTAGTTCTTGCTTTGCTTCATCCACCTTAACCGGAGGACTAAACTGATCTTCAAGGCCATTGTAATCAATGATCTGATCGATCCCGAACACTCTTCTCAGTTGCTTTGCATAGTCACCTCTTGGATCAAGCTTAATGACAACGGAATCATGCCCTTTGCTAAGAATATACTTCTTTATCTTATCAATCGAGTCACTAACCTTTTTCTCGATAGCTTCCTTAGATTCTCCCGGAAGGAATTGACTGCCAATATTTACACCAGCTGCATCTTGTAGTGCCCGCCATTCAGAATCGTTCCTTAATTCTAAAGGATTCTTAATAACAATATCTTTCTCAACAACATCATCCCCAAACATACTTGCATTCTGACGGTCAAGAGCATAGTAATTAGCATCACCAAGTACCGGCTTTGCAATACCCTTATAGATTTCTTCTACTGGCTTGCCTCTACCTTGAAAGACTTTTGTTGTCTTAGGGAAATCCAGAGCATTTTCATCAGCATCAGCCACAACTCTACTCTTCTGGCTAACAGCACTTCTGTCGTAAGAATCTTTGGCTATAGCAATTAGCTGATCATCTGTGAGCTTGTCAACTTGATCTTTGGTAAACCCTGTCTTTAACTGCGGGTGAGTAAGGTTGGTTCGTATGTTTCCGGCAATCTGCGAAATATCCATCCCCATATTCTTATCAACAATATAGTTCTGGTATGTTGTCGTAAGAATTTCGTCCAATGAATTTCCCGGATCAATCTCATCAAATTCCCCCGCATCTTCAGGAGCAACATCAATCTCTTTTCTGGAAGCATATTCTTTTTCAAGCGCGTCAAGTTCTTTCTGTGTGGCCCCATCCTCATATCTCTTAGCAATCAACTTTTCTAAATCAGCTGTTGGTAAACTCGTAACTTCTTTTGGAAGCGTCTCTTCAGAAGCAATCACACCAGGAACAGCAACCTCTTTCTTAATGAACGTATCAACTTTCTTCTTCGACTTCTTATCTGATTTACCGAACAAGCTCTTAGGTGCTTTGTTTACTCTCTTACGGAAGAACTCAAGA